TGGCCGATAAAGATGACGTTCATTCCCTTCTCATACGCGAGTGATCCCGCCCATTCTCTGATCTGGCGATGCTTCTCAGCGGCTGCACTGTAGCCAGCGCCGTACCCGCCGCCAGCTTGATTGATGCTTTTTGCCTTTGGATCATTCGCCACAATCTCAGCCTCAACCATCGTCGCAAGCTGGGTGATCGAATCAATCACCAGCGTCTTGTGGTCGTGCTTCTGGGTAGCAAGCGCCTCAATCGCGTCAAGCACGTCCTGTGTGGACGTTGCCAGTGGAAACAGGCTGACGTTGTCATTGCCTGCAAGACTGGCTGTGCCATCCTCCGTCCGAATGAACACCGGGCTAGGCCACATACTAGCCAGTGTAGTCTTCCCCATGCCGCCCTCACCAAAGAGGGTTGCTATAATCGGACGTTGGCCGCTTGGCTTGCTCAATGTTTTTAGATCAATCGCCATAATAATTCTCCCAACTTTTTCTGTCTGCTGCTAACGATGACATCTCTTTCAAAATTGCCTCTTGAGTTTCAACAACGTGCAAAAAATCGTATCCATCATGGACGTTATTAAAGATCAACAATGATTTATTGCCGTTTAATTCTTTATGCTTACCGCCCCATGTTTCTATCATTTTAACGTGATCTAAATTAACAGCGACAATATTTGTCCTTCCTTCAATTTTTGATCGCAAACGAACCCAACATGCCATCACTCAACCCTCCATGCCCGAAAACTTTCATCTTCCTGCTGTTGGCAACGCACAAGCAGCCCCATGCGCTTGGCTGTATTGCGAATGGATGTGGCTTGCGTCTGGCTCTCAAGCTGAACGCTGTCGCCAACTTCCATTTTATCCAGCAAATCTTTCCACTTGCCTGACCTGTCCCGTGAGGGTGCCGTCATTGGCACCCCCTTTTCGATCTTAAACATTACCAATCTCCCTTAAATACTTTGGCGAATACCTCGTCCAAAATTTCATCTATGCTGCGGTTCATTTGCAAACTCCAAGTCTGGGTGGTCGCGCCACCGATTTAATTTACGCTCTAGCTTAATCTGTGCTGGGCTTTTGTGGTCACCGTTCATGACAGTGACACACGCTATCGCAGAGATCAGCATCTCTAGCTCGACATCAGTCAGGCGCATTAAAGCACTTCAACCTTGACGCCGATTTTGCCAGCTTTGGTTTCAAAGGCAGGCGCGATCTTGGCCCACAGCTTCGGCTCATTAGCCAGCAAGTAACGACAGCCAGCGGCATCCGCGCTGATTGTGTGTTTCACAGGCTGCAAATGTTGGGGTATTTTTTTCGATACTTTGTCCCACACAATAGCATCAACTTTACGAGACACAGGCTGTGTCAGCGTAATCTTATGGCCGTCCAATTTGTGGGAAATTGACCCCTCATCTTTGACTTCTAGGGCCGCTGCGATCTGCTCCTCAATCGCGTGGCGCTTTGCGGTAAGCGACTTTTCTTGAGCTTTGATATCCAGCCAATCGGCGGCAAGAATATCGACATTGATATTGTCCATTTCGTTCTCCATTTTTCACATTCACTTTTTCTACACGCCGATCTTTACTAAATCGTTTTGATCATGTAAAGCTCTTTTTTGAAATAATGCAAAATTGGAGACCGCAATGGACAATATGATACCTCTGGAGACAATACGGGACGCCCTGCAAGATCGACGTTTGACGGTTGTGGCAGAAAAATCTGGGCTGTCGCACCCCACGGTGAAGGCCGTGGCGACAGGCAATGAACGAATCAGTCTGAACACATGGAGGAAATTGTCAGAATATCTCACCGTATATAAATAAGAGGTCAAAAAAAATGACTAACGTGGAAGAGTATTGCGAGAAGCTGGGCTGGTATTTGGTTACGATACCCGCTGGCACAAAAGGCCCGACCCGCTTTGGCTGGCAGAAACCAGAGCAGGCACTGTCTGATCCAGAAGCGGCCAGAAAATATTACGAGCAGAACCCAACGCACAACGTGGGCCTGCTTCATGGGGCCAGCGGAACGTGCGCCGTGGACATCGATCATGTGGAATACACCAAGCTGATCTTCGAAGAACTGGGCATCGATTTCAGTGAGTTAATGCAGTCGGCCCCCCAGATTATTGGGCGCGAAAATCGAGGCAAGCTGATCTTCAAGGCACCGCCCGATTTAATCACCCATAAAATTAGTTGGCCCGTCGAGGGCGATCCCCGCAAGACCGAAGTGGTCTTTGAGCTTCGCGCTGGGGCCGTGCAAGATGTCCTGCCGCCATCAATTCACCCAGATACGGGCCGTCCCTACGAGTGGGCTGGTCGTTCAATATTCGATGGATTGCCAGAACTACCGCCACAGCTTCTCACAATCTGGCGCGAGTGGGATAAATTTCGGCCACAGATGCAAGCCATATGCCCGTGGCGGCGAGAGCCAGAATTTCAGCCCCCCCGCAGGCCAAGGCCAAAGGGTGACGGCACATCTGTCATCGACGCCTTTAATGAGGCGCACGATATGCACAGCCTGCTAAAACAGTACGGCTATAAACAAACCGCAAAGGATCGCTTTCTATCACCCAACTCCACATCCAAACTGGCGGGGGTGAAGGTCTTTGATGATGGTCGCGCATACAGCCACCACGCCAGTGACCCGTTTGATTCGGCCCACAGCTTCGATTGCTTTGAGTTGTGGTGCCAGTACGAACACATGGGTAACGTCACCAAGGCCGTTAAAGATGCCGCTGCGTTTCTAAATGTCACCAACAATCCAGATCACGAATATGATCAGGAGGCCATTGAGCATGGCGCAAAGGTGGCGGCATCAATTATGTCCACGCCTGCGGCTAAGTCCGAGCCGCTGGGAAATATACCAGATCACCTGCTGTCAGTACCGGGCGTTCTGCAGGACGTGGTCAATTATTATTCTGTCACCGCCATCAAGCCGCAGCCGCAGTTTGCTGTTCAAGCGGCTCTGGCATTCGGCTCGACAGTAATGGGCAGACGCTGGGTGACAAACCAGCGGAACTTCTCCAGTCTGTATCTGCTCAACATTGGTGAGACAGGCAGCGGCAAAGAGCATAGCAAGACCGTACTGGAGCGGCTACTTGAAGAGGCTGGTCTGGATGAATTGATTGGGCCAGCAGGATACACCAGTGGGGCAGGGGTGATGTCCACCCTGACCAAGAAGCCAGTTCACGTCAGCGTGATCGATGAGATGGGCCGTATGCTCAAGTCGGCAGCGGCCACGGGAATGCAACACAAGGCCGATGCCCTGACATCCATCATGGAAGCCTTCGGGCGCACAGACGGCGTCATGCGACAGCAAGGCTACGCCACAAACACAATGAAGGCCAGCGAGGCCGAAAAGCTGGAGAAAGTGGTCAGGCGTCCATCACTGACGCTGGTGGGGATGTCCACGCCCAGCGAATTTATGAAGGCAATCGGAGGTGGCGATGTGGCTTCTGGTCTGCTGAACAGGTTTCTGATCGTGAAGACCGATATCGGCGTCCAGCTATCGCAGGAAATTACAACGTCCACAATTTCAGAACGGCTGAAGTCTTGGGCCAGCGATCACGCCCACGCAGTTAACGGGACGTTAGACCCCGGCTCCACGCACGATGTGCCGCCATCCCCAATGGAGATCAGCTTCACACCAGAGGCCAAGGCGATCCTGAGACGCTACGAGGAGCGGCTGGTGGACGCGATAAAGAAAGAGGCAGGCACTGGGCTGGAGGCCATGTACAATCGATCACGCGAGATCGCCATGCGCCTGTCACTGATCATTGCGCGGTCTATGGGACAGGAAAGTATCGGGCTGGACGCAATGCAGTGGAGTATCGACTACGTCGAGCATTACGCGACTGAGACCATCAAGATGTTTAAGGCCAATATGGCAGACGGCCCCTTCGATGCTTGTTGCAAGGCAGTCTTTACCAAGATCGAAACAGCGGGGCTGGCTGGCATCACAGAGAGCCAGATTACGCGCAGCGTGGGGGCATTCGCAAACATGGACAGACGCAAGCGTGGGGACGTTCTAGATGCTCTGGCAAACGACAGGGGCATAGAGTGCCGTAATCTTAACGAGGGCAAGCGGGGCCGTCCGACGATGGCTTGGTTTGCACCATCAATACAATAGGGGGGGGGCATAATGTTCGACAGAGAGCAGTGGAAAAAAATCTACGAGCAGAATTTGATAATGAGGGGCGCACTGGAGGAGATCAGAGATGTCGCCAATGTCAGCGAGGGGGTGCAGTTTTACGCAATGCTGGCTGAGAAAGCTCTCGACAAATGCCGCGACGATTAACTGCATGATTTACTGCATCACTAAACATTGGGGTATTTGTCAATGATTTCAACGGGTTCTGATTTATTGTATTTATTGCATTTATTGCGACACCTTGGGGGCGTCTATACTCCTCACCCTCCACCCCTCCTATACATATGTGGGGGGCAGGGGGTGGGGGGGCAGTAATACACTATATATATATATAATAATAATAATAATAATATTATATATATAAACAAGGTACTTAGGGCGGTTCGATTTATTGCATTTACTGCTCTGCAATAAATAAGCAGAAAATAAAGTAAATAATTTATCGATGGCCCTTGATATATCTGTAAAAGTATCTATCTGTAGTGTGTAAGAGAGAAAATCAAAAATCAGGAGAGAGACGATGACAACCATTACATTGAACCAAAATGAAATTAAAGTTAATGGCCGCACAGTCTATGACACGGTGAGCGTTGATAATATTGAAAAAGTATCTGGCGGCGTATGGACTGGCGAAACAAGCAGGGGCGATACCTTTCGCATTATCGGCGGTTTTGCTTCTGGTGGTGGCCGCAACGAATGGTTCCTAGAATATCCTGTTGGATACGGTGACCAATCAATTCGCGCCAACAGCGCAGTCAAGTGCTTCAAACTGTTAATCGTTTAATCAACGGGGCTACGGCCCCACCACCAATCGGGGAGAAAGCACAATGAGTGGCGCAACAGCACAAGACTTCGCAAAATGGGAAGCCCACGCCAAGAGCGTGGATCAAGACGCCCTCGTATTCATCATCCAAGACTGCCGCAATGCGCGGGAAGCCATGAAGGGCTGGAACCCCGAAAAAGAAAACTTCTATGCCGATCAGGGCATGACATATTCAGACGAACTCAGGAGGAGGATGAAGTGACAAAGTATGTCGAAATCACTCTGATGGTAGAGGAGCAAACCCTACGCGACATGAAGCACGTTTGCTTTTTAAAACGCATGGGTGGCAGTCATGATATGTGTTCAGAGGCTTGGGTAAAAGTTATTGAAGCAATGGACGATAAAAAAAACGCTGCCGACATCTGTCTCAAAGAATATAAGGAGGATTAAATGAACCAAGATGATCTAGATACGCTAACAGAGGTGCGCCAAGAAATTAGGCGCATCAATCAAGCCGCAATGCGAACCATCTTCAATCCAGCAGCGACAGAAGCACTGGAAGAATTAATAGAAAAGGGAACCAATCAAATAAACTTTACAGACAGTGCAAAATCTTCTTGAACATATAAAATAAATCTCTATCTGTAAGTCACAATCAAAAAAAGAAAGGAGGTAAAAAATGAAGCCAAGCGTCAAAGAACTCTGCAAAGGTAAAACCAAAGCAGAAATTCGTGAACTCGCAATCGAAGAAATTCTTCCATTTGTGCAAAACCGCGAAGAAGCAGTCTACGCATTCGATAAGCTGCAAAAACTCTACAACGAAATGTAATGCGAAAGGGGGCGGTAAAAACTGCCCCCTCGTCAAATCAATCAATGGGAAAAAAACAATGGAACTTCAAAAAATTCA